TGAAAGACACAGTAGCCAAGAGAACTTACAGATGTAAATGCGGAGTATCTACAGAGGATTATGTTTGGGATAGTTCCATAAGGGAACATACCATTAAGTGTACTAAGTGCGAAAGTGTACTTAGCTTTGACCATATTAAGGTAGAGAAGGTAGTACATATCACATCTATCCGAACACCAACTAAAAACAGATAATATGAATGCAGAGTTCAGATTACGCAGTAATATGCTAAAACCAATACAATTATGAATGCAGAGTTCAGAGATATTAGCAAAGAAGCTTTTATCATAGCTTATAAGGAGAATTTTGGCAATATCACCATTGCTTGTGAATCAGCAGGGGTTGGTAGAGGCCAGTACAAGGCCTGGTGTGATAAAGATCCCGAATTTAGACAAAGACTAGCTGAAATAGAGCCTGAGGAGATTATGCTTGACTTCGGTGAGCATAAGCTGATGGAAAGGATTGCTAAAGGTGATACCTTGGCTACAATGTTCCTATTAAAGACCAAGGGTAAGCGTAGAGGCTATATCGAAAGGCAAGAGGTTGCTCATGAAGGAGATGTTGTTAAGCAGATTACCGTTAATGTCCTAAAAGCTAACCATGTAGAGGAGCTACCGAATAGTACGCAGCAGTTAGATGGAGATGAGAATGCTCAGCTAGAAGATACAGGATTTGTAGTTCCAGCTACCGAAGCTGCTAATATCCAAGATATCCCACTTTACGAGTTTGATAAAGAGGTAGAACTACCGAATGAGATGGATATTTATGAAGAATAGATCCGTAGGATATGAGAATAGGGCTATTTCGCATTATAAGGCGATTCTAGGGCATATCTGCCTTTTAGTAGTACTATCTATCCAAAAAGGGGTAGACTGTCTTAAAACGCTTCTAAATGCCCTTTAATTAGATTGCATGAATTTTTCCGAATTATTCATGCAGATTTGCCATATTCGGTAGTATTGTTACCAATTTATATAAAAATGTAAACTACAACTATCATAAAATGTAAAATATGCAAGTTTTGATAGTGTTCACTTATTTTGGTTGTTCATGTTCCGTGAACGGAGATAAATAATGAACTGTTGTATAAAATGCAACGATTACTCAATCGACTGAGTAAAATTACTCAATCAAAAAGTAAAGCTATAGCTTGACAAATGAGCCGTAAATGATTGATAAACGGCTCAAGAATGATTGATAAAGTGCCTTATAAAGCACAAAAGCATATCAGAATGTGCATTTTATGACGCATTATGCACTCATTAGTGTCAAATAATGCACTTTATGGTGGATATCCCCTACTTTCCTATAAAACGAAAAGGATTAGCTTTGTCTTGAGCAAACCAAAATTTTTAATTTATTTCTATGGAAGTAACCACCAATGTTGTCTTTGAGGTACTAAACAACTCAAAGAAGAGAATCTCTGTTATGCAAGGAGGTACGAGGTCAGGAAAGACTTACAATGTGCTTACCTGGTTTATAGTTAAGCTTTTGCAAGAAAGAGGTAAAACCCTAACAATTTGCCGTTCATCCCTGCCAAGTATCAAGGGATCGGTCATGAGGGATTTTATTGAGATACTATCGAAGTATAAACTCTACTCGGAGGAGAAGCACAACAAATCAGAGAATTTATACTTCCTTAATGGCAACACGGTAGAATTTGTATCTACCGACCAACCGCAGAAGATTAGAGGTCGTAAAAGGCACTATCTGTTTATTAACGAGGCAAACGAGGTTAACTACGAATCTTGGATGCAGTTAGCCCTAAGAACTACGGACAAAATCGTACTTGACTACAATCCCTCCGATTATTACTCTTGGATTTACGATAAGGTCATTCCTAGGGAAGATACCGACTTTACTATCACGACTTATAAGGATAATCCGTTTTTAGATAAAACCATTATTGCCGAGATTGAAAGATTGAAGGATGCTGACCACGAATACTGGAGAGTTTACGGATTAGGGGAAAGAGCAATTAGTGAAGCTACGATTTATAGCCATTGGAGAAGAAGAAGGAACTTTCCTGAAGGTGGAGAGATTTTTTATGGCCTTGACTTTGGTTATAATAACCAGACTGCCCTTGTAAGGTGCAAGAACTTTGATGGTGACATTTATGTCGAGCAACTGATATATGATACCAAGATGTCAACCTCCCTCCTAATAGACCGCTTAAAGTCTATGGGGCTATCTCGTAGAGATGAGATATTCGCAGATGCTGCCGAACCGAAAACAATAGCCGAGGTAAATAAAGCAGGGTTTAATTTGAAGTCTGCTACTAAAGATGTGTTCGCAGGAATTAATAAGGTAAAATCATTTCCGCTATTTGTAAAATCAGAATCCTTAGATTTGTTAGATGAGATTAAAAACTACAAGTGGAAAACGGATCATGATGGCAACACAATGGATGAGCCTGTTAAGTTTCGTGACCACTTGATGGATGCTATGCGTTATGCTATCTACTCAAAATATGCGAAAGCAAAGAGAGGATGGGTGGTTTAGATTGCGAAGCAATGTGGTTTAGACTAAAAATTTGTTACTTTTGTAAAAATATCATATAGTGAAGTTAACGGACATACTAAGTGCGGTTAATCCTTTTAAACAAAAGGCAGCCCCTAGAAAAAATACGAACCTTAATAACCCATTTGGTGATTTTGGTGGTTTAATAGGCGGTAGAACGCTTTACCCAAATTTAGACTATGCCAAGTTCGTACAGGATTACGATAACAATAGCGAAGTCTATTCTATCATAAAGCGTATCTCAAAAACAATCTCTACAGTTCCATTCTATGTTTATAAGGTTAAGAGCAAGAAAGACTTAAACACTTATAAATCTATGATGGCTAACGCATCAAGCGGAGCAGATATTGCTCGTGCGGAGTTAGTAAGGATTAAAGCAGTTGATGAGATTGCTGATAGTCCGCTAAACAAATTATTAGAAAGACCGAATCCCTATCAATCGTTCTCTGAGTTCATCGAGAATATCATTGGTTATAAACTTATTACAGGCAACTCTTACATATGGGCTAATAGATTGGCTAGTGGTAAGGTTGCTGAACTTGTTACTCTCCCATCCCAATATGTCGCTATCATTAGCGATGGTACTATCAATGGGGTTGAAGGCTACTCTTTCACATTAGTTGGGTGGGATCAGTTGGATGCTAAAGATGTAATCCACTTAAAATACTTCAACCCCTACTTCAACACTAATGGACAACAACTATATGGACTATCGCCTTTACAAGCTGCTTACAGGACTGTTCAACGCAGTAACGATGCTAAGGATACCTCTGTAGGTATGTTGCAGAATCAAGGGCCTAAGGGTATCTTGTATGCAGATGAGTCAAATGACTTTGGCCCTGAACAAGCTGGTAAGTTAAAAGAAGATTTCTACAATCAGTACGGAACTAAAACGCAAGGAGGCATTATTCAAAATGCTGGTAAGATTTTAATTGCAGGTGCTAAATTGGGTTGGGTGAATATGGGATTATCTCCTGTTGACCTTCAGTTGTTAGAATCAGAGAAGATTACGCTTCGTGAGTTGTGTAATGTGTACGGAGTTAACTCTGCACTATTTAACGATCCTGATAACAAGACTTACAATAACATGAAAGAGGCTAAAAAGGAAATGCTTACTCAAGTAGTACTTCCTGAATTAGTTTTGATTCGTGATGCGTTCAATAGATTCTTTGAGAATGAAATTGGACAAGGTTACTATATCGATTTCGATATTACCGTGTTCCCAGAGTTGCAAGAGGATATGAAAGAGTTATCTGCTATCCTTTCTCAATCATGGTGGATTACACCTAACGAAAAAAGACAAGCAATGAGATACGATACTGTTCAAGATGATGTCATGAACGCTATCTACATACCTGCTGGTTACTTACCTATCGATGAGTTAACAATGTTGCAGAATCCAAGAGATGCTCAACAACAAGGAGATTATAATTTGCCTCCTGTAAAATAATATGGATGTCCAAGATATTACAACCTTCTCAGCAATTCAATTTGCAACAAACCATAGCGAGGAAGTCCATCACGGAGTTTAGGCCACAAATAGAAAAGGCCTTACAAAGTGATTTTAACAAAGCTGCGGAGTTGGTAAAAGAGATGGGTGTATTCCAACTAGCTAACTATAACAAGACATTTTTCAACCAAGATAAGATTAGCAATATTTTACGAACTTTGTACGAAGGTACTGGTGGTTATACTGCTATGAGGTATCAGAAGATATTTGACAAGTATAAGAAGGCTGAAGATTTTGACCTTGATCCGTTAAACATAATGGATGAGTGGTTAGCGTTTATGTTGTCCTACTGGGTTTCAATTAGTGGCCCAAAAATGTACGGAATACAAAACACAACAGATAACGAGATAGCAAGGATACTAAATAATGTTATTGCTTATGGAAGGGCTAATAACCTTTCTACAAACGAAACAAACGCAATGGCTATTCAGCTTCTTAGAGAAGGAAAGATAAATGTTTCAAGGAGTTTATTAATAGCAAGAACGGAATCTCATCAAGCTTTAAGCACAGGTGCGATTGGGGCAACACAAGGAATTAATATACCTTTGCTAAAACAATGGGTTCACGCTGAATATGTTGGTAGTCCAAGAACTTGGCATCTAGCATTAGATAGGCAAACGAACCCTGATGATGGTGGAGTAAGAATACCTGTGAATCAACCATTCATGGTAAACACTCCTAACTACGGTGTAATTGAAATGCAATATGCACATGATGCAAGTGGTGGAGCAGC